CAGACCCATATATCTCATAAACTATTGTATCAATAGTGCCGTCTGGATTATCTTTTATAACTTTATCTATATGCTCTTCACCCAGTATAGTTCCTTGGTAATCGGCTACAAAATTTACAAACTCAGAATCGTCAAGCTCGCCTTTTTTATAAGCCTCAACAAACATATCGTACCCTTCTTTATCAATCATTTTAATTGCGTCGTCAATAGACATATCAGGGTATTTTTCTATAAAATCATTTAAGATATTATCTGTAATAC